AGCCACTAGAACTCCCTAACTCTGTCTTTATATCAGATATGCTTATTTGTCCACTACTCTGTAATGCCATTAGAATATATTGCTTACTGCGATCACATCGCCTTTAACATGTAAATCCCCATCACTCTCAAGCCTTGCTACAAACACACCACCTGCATAAAAATCTATGCGGTTATTAGTATTGTCAAAAGTGATGTAGTTTGATGTGCTTACACCTACATGAGTAATACCATCTCTTAGATCAGTCTCTACCTTAAAAGTAGTTCCAGACAGATCTAGACCACTACCTGCGGAATAGGTGGTATTAGTGTTAGTGTCCGTAGAACTTATTGTAATGTTGCCACTATCATGCTCTATGGTAACATTATCTCCTGCCGTTATAGTAACGGTATCTCCAGAGTTTACGGTGTTTACGACATTGTTAGCTGACATGCGCCATGAGCTATAATTGTCGTATGTGCCAGAGTGGTTATGCCCACTTAAAGCATAGGTAGCAGATAGATCTGGAATACGAGCAGTACCCAGAGTACCGCTAGTAATCTTAGATGCGCTCAAGTTCGGAATACGAGCAGTACCTAAAGTACCACTCGTAATCTTACTTGCTGAAAGGTTAGGCACATCAGATGCCGTTATATTCATTGATCCAGTAACATCTAGATCTCCTAGTAACTTAATCGCCATAACCTAAAAATAAATCAAATTATATATTAACCTCTACGCCCCATGATAACTAGAGAGTAATCTCCAGTAGGCACTGATTTAAGTACAAACTTTGCGTTAGTAGCATCTTGTACGACATCTGGTAATACCATGCGCCCAGTGCTATCTAAAAGCTGAACAATAGCAGGTACACGAACAGAGCTAGTCTCAGTAGTAACCTCATAATCTCCACCATCAGCAGTAAAATCTACTGCGTAGTAAGCGTTAGCATTAGTAAAGGTAGTACCGCTAAGGCTAAGACCATCTCCTGCACTGTATGTAGTATCTGTATCAGTGGCAGAGAAATTTAGCTTACCAGTACTATCATTGTAAGTTACACTAATGTTAGTCTCAGTATTGCCAGTTACCATCGCACCAATAATATCCTGCACTTGCTCATTACTAAGCTGAGTGTTAGTGTCGGTAGAACTCAATATACCCTCCTCATTGATACTTAGGTTTGTACCCACTTTGATACCCCCTAGTATATCTCCACTAGCAGTAGGTAGTGTGTAGCTTTGATCATCTACTACAAGATCAATAGTGCCATCTGTATCTTGATAAGTGGCAGTAATTCTGGTTTCAGTGTTGCTTTGGAACATTGCACCCACAATATCTTGAACTGCCTCAGTGCTTAACTGGGTGTTCGTATCGGTAGCTACAAAGTTGATCTTATTGTTAGCATCATCATAGGTAACAGAGATGTTAGTCTCAGTGTTACCAGTAAGCATCTCTCCTACATAATCCTGCACAGTCTCTTTTGAGAGCTGAGTATTGGTGTTAGTATCTGTGCTAGAGATGGTAAAAGTGTTGCTTTCAGCATCGTAAGATACTGAGGTAGCACCAGAACCACGCCATTGTACAGTAGCACCAGATCCTACGGTTTCACTATTTGTACCATCAGATACAGTCCAACTAGAGTAGTTATCAGCACCAGTAGCAATACCATTAAGTTTGGTAAGTAACGCATCAGTAAAGTCATTAGCAGTCTGGCTATCTGCACTAATAACACCATTGGTAATAGTAATACCAGAACCAATCTTAACACCACCCAGAGTAGATGCACTGGCAGTTGGTAGGGTGTATGTGAAATTGTTGTACTCTGTGGAGAGGGGTATATTGTAAAATGTACTCCCGTTGTTTGTAAATGTCCATCTAGAGGCACTTTCATCCCACAATAATTGAGGTACATCCTCGCCTTGACCTCTGTTTACAGAGATACCACTATCAGCACCCTCACTAGATCCAGAGTTCAACTCAATGTTAGTATCCTCTACTGCTAGTTCCGCAGTGTTCAAAATGGTTTGTGTACCATTCACAGTCAAGTTACCAGTAATAGTAACATTGTTAGAGAATGTCATATTCCCTGCCTTAGTCTGTGCGCCAGTTGTACGGATAACAGTGCTATCTACCTTTAGACCTGATGCCTCTTGAGTAAGACCATCTCCACCTGCTACACTAAATGCAGTACCAGAAAGAGAGATACCATTACCTGCTGAGTAGGTTTTACCTACTACAATGAAATTTGATCCATCGTAGATCTTAACCTCGTTTGATCCAGTGTCAAAATAGATCTGACCAGTAGAGGCACTTGATGGATCGCTTGTGCGGTTTTCTAGGGCTACGCTTTGGATCTCTGATCCGCTAATGTCCAAATCCGCAAGAAACTTAATTGCCATGCTTTATGTTTTTTTTTTAATTACAATAAATATGCTTTACCGCTTTGAGCATCACTAAAACTAATTGTGAGGCTATTTGCGGTGGTATAGTTCACTTGAGCAAATACCTTTTGGTTACTCACTACCACAGTTACACTAGGCTCATAGCCTAAATTGTGGGTAATTGACCATGATGTACTAGCCACGCTTTGACTGTGGGTATAGTTGTAGCTTTTCCAGTTTACTTGGCTACCAGTAGAGAATAGGATTTGACCATCTGTACCCACATCGCCATCCTTATCCTTGACCTTACCAGTAAATTTTACGCCATCAGTATTGACATACACTGGTATGGTATTACCATCCCCATCTGATAACTGTACCTCTCCAGTAATCTCTGCACTGTCTGAGGTTTTGATCAGCCCCTTGTAGGTGTCTTTTACTTTGTTATCTGTCAAACTTGCCATTAGCGGTCTGTTTATCTAATTGGTTTTTCTGCTTTGTTAGGTATCTCTTTAATCTCTGGAGGTTTATGCGCTTGATCTTGTAGCTTCTAGATGTTCCACCCTCCATAGTAGGCATCTTTTTGTGGGTGCATGTCATCATTATTGTTGGAGTTGTATTCTGGGTACTTGTTTATGTTAAAGCTCATGTAGTCAATAAACCTGCGCCCATAATGCTCTGCTATATCTCTATGCTTGTTGCTTAAAAACTCAATCTCACTCTGCTCCATAGGTGCTGAGTTTTCGCTCTGGTGCTTATATGCACCACCATTGCCTATCGTATAAGCTGAGTGCGGTAGGTACTCGCACATAGCAAAGTGGATCAGCATAGGTTGTATGTAGTCATCTAGGATCGTAATGTAATCCGCAGTAAGACTATCATTGGTAATGTCATTGCGTAGCTTATCGTATAGCTTAGTTCCCAGATAGCTCTGGATGTGGATCTCTTGAGCGATCTCAATAAAGGGGAGCAGTTTATCACTGTCCACATTACCAGAGATCACAGAGTTCTCTACCAAATGCTCACGCTTAATGAATAATACTTTTGCCATTGTTTAGTAGTTAGGGTGGTGTCCGTTTCTAGGCATGTCAATAGGTGCTACACTTACCTCGTTAGGGTTTTTGGGTAGCTTAAACCCCTCTCTTACTGCTTGGTTTACATTCACAAAATCAGTTCCTTTCAAGGCATCGCCTCCATAGACCTCTCCATCTTTGGTTAGCTTCTTTTTGTAGATCCTGCGTTCCCAACGGTGGTGGCAGTTTACCCCTCCCTTGTACTTAAAGATGGAGTAGTTTCTGCCTTTATGCCCATGTTTTTTGTTTACCCCTTGAGCTGACATAAATCCTATGTCCTCTTTGCGGTAGACCTTTTTGGATCTCAGCATCTTTTTACAAAAAGCTCTGGTTTCCCCCTCTGGGCTTTTGCTAGTGCCTTTAACATACGCATAGCGCACCTTGTATCTTTCACTATCTTGGGTTGAGTCCTCATTAGCAGATAGGTTCACTAGACCGTTTAGGTATTTTTCTACATCAAAATCCTCTGGCTCATCCTCAGTGCTTTCACTGTCAATGTCTACCAGTTCCCAATCGTTCTCTAGTGGCTCATCCTCGCCTATCTGCTCAAGAAAATCCTCTAAATCGGGTTCTTGATCTGCACTAAACTTACGCCCAGTTTGTTCCTCTTTAGTCTCTTGATCCAATCCCTCGTAATCAATAAACTCAAGCGGTTGTAGAGGCTTAAAGTATAGCTTTAGGGCTACGCCGTTGTAAGATAGAATATCATCCATAGCATCTAGGATCAGCTCCTGCGTAGCTCGGATCACTGTGTTCTGGAATAGGAGTGAGGCAGTCTTAATCTCATCTGCATTAGATCCTAAGCCAGAACCATCTTTAATACCCAATAAGAAAGGAGAGGTAATACGGTGTGCTACCATCAGTTTTTCTCTGCTTTCCTCTGCCAGAAACTCGTATTGGTTTGAGGCATCTGAGAGTTGCACTGGTTCAATAGAGGCTTGAGTATCGGCACTATCATTGAAAGCAAGGATGAATTTACCTGCATTGCTTGAGCCACTAAATTTGTTAATAATTTTGCGCTCAATGAGTTCTCTTTCCTCATCAGATGGTACACCGTTATTAAAGTTAATCAGCATGGATGGGTGTAACCCTGAGCGTACATTGTTCAAGTGAAAGTTAGCTACCTCCTCCTCAAGCTCTGCATACTGTAACCCCCCTTGATAGTCTACTGGAGAGTAGTAGTAGAAACCTGCTCTGTACGGTCTGATACAAAAGATCTCAATTTTATCCCCTTGCTCTCCATAGCCAAACGCAGGGATGCGCTCTGGCTCATAGCCTTTCTTACGGATCTTAGTCCAGTCTTTACTGTACCAGTAAGCCTCTACCTCTCCATCCTCGTTACACTTCTCATAGCGTAGTGTCTCTACTGGGAAATGCTCAACTTGAGCTACCTGCGTCTTATCCTCATTGTAGATCACTTGGAAAGTGGCTTGACCTAGTGCCTTGAGATCAAAACATATTCTGCGTAAGCAGTGCTTACTAAACATGCTGATCATCTGAGCGTACTCGTTAGGTTTTTGTGAGGCATCGGTAGCACCTACACCCTTACCATAGATCAGCTCTGTAACACCGTTTATAATGGCGTTATTGGTAGCAGATCCGTTGTAACGGTTGATAAGGTACTCATAGTACATGTTATCATCCCCATACTCTACCCACTGTTTACGGTTATCCTCTTTTACTTGAGGCGTAGTGTAGGAGCTGAGGTTTACAATGCGTATTTTACTCATCGGAATTTGTATTGGTTAGTGCTACTACTTTCAGTTTCACTGTATGTATTATTTATGGTGGTGTATTTTTCAAAATCGGTCTGATCAGTGCAGAATATCTTACCTCTATAAAGCTCTGTACTGCCCTCTTTTATACGAAAGGTATAGAACCTCCCCTCAGTGATAGTAATGCCCTCAGAGGGGCTAAAATCAAGCTCTAGAAAGTTATCTGTAACCGTATAGTCATCAGAACTGGCTGAGTGATCCCACTCTTTTCTGGTGTCCTCATCTCTTACGCTCATCACTATATCCCCAGTAGGGAAAGCTCTGGGTACTAGCTTTACGGTATGTGGTTCACTTGTAGTTACTATGTGCATACTTATATAACTAAATTAGAGGTAAAGTGTTACCCATAAAAAAGGGGGGCGCAAAACGCACCCCCCACACCAAACACATAAAAAAGACTAAGAGAGTAGCCTATGAGTTCGTTCCCTCTGTTACAGATGGATCTGTGGTCAGTCCTGCAAATGGATCTGCCTCAGTTGCACCCTCAAGGAAATTAGCAGGGATCTGCTCTTGCGCTGAAAGTGTTAAAGTGTAGCCAGACATATCGCCCATAGCACCACCAGTTACGATAGTACCACCAGTTACCTCTGCACCATGTTCTGCACCCATCAAGAAAGCATTGCCGTTGTAGTCATGGATCACTACATGAGGTCTGCCGTAAGAAAGTAGTTTGATCTCTTTGTGATCCTCTTTGCTCAACTTAGTCAAAGTGAGGTTAAGAGTTTGCTCAAAGAAAGTTGTACCGTTTTCTCTTGATGAGGTAATTGACTGTTCAAAGCTAGATGCACCTTTTAGCTCGTACTTGTATGCAGTTACTGATCCGAGATCATCAATTACATCCGTATCTGTTGCATCGTAGCTTAGGGTAGCAGTTCCGTAGTTGATAAAATAGACCGCTTTAATACCGCCTACTACATCTTTACATGGAACTTTGCGCCCTGCTGATAAATTACATGCCATTGAAATGTGGTTTTATAAAAAAGGGCGAACAAGCAATCGCTCACTCGCCCCTTAATAGTTAATAATTAAGCCTAATTAGGATGCCAAAGTGTATAGCACCATTTCCTCAGCAATACCATATTGTACCCCTGCGGTAAAGCGCATTACAACTCTAACATTCTGATCTCCAAGCGTTTCCGCAGTGTCAATCACACGAACTTCATTGTGGTCGCTTAGCAAACCAGTGCCGAAAAAGATGTTTTCTTTACGACATGCTACCATGTGATCGCTAGGCATACCAGATGCTACGAACAATGGAATACCATCAAAGCTCAACTGCGCTCCGTTTCCGTACCACATTGAACCTTTACCCTCATAACCGTTGCCACCTAGACCAGATGCGCCAAAGCCATCCAATGAACGGATGTACAATTTAGCTACATTCTTAGGTACATAGATCGCTAGATCCTCAGAACCGTAAACTGCGTTAGGAATTGCATCTACAACTTTAGCTAATTCAGCTTGAATGTTAGATGATGAGAAAGCAGTCTCAGTTGTAGTTGCATCAACTACTGAGCTATCGGCTGTCATCAATGTAGTCAAACCATCAAACTCTCCTGCATTTGCGTTTACACCTGCCCAGATGTTTTGCTCCATTTTCTGAGCAACTTTAGCTGATACATGTCCGATAAGGAAATCAGCAAAAGATGGAGGCAGTTGATCGTAAGCAGAGTAGCCCATTGAAATCGCTTCCCAGTCCGATCTAAAGTCTTTTCGGCACAAAGTGAGGTTTACCTCAAATTCCTCTGGCTGAAGGACACGCTCAGTAAGTGTTACCGTAGACTGATCTGAGTAATCACATGAGGCATCTTTAACCAATGCGTTAGTTGATAATACTTTTAATGTCTCTTTGAATTTGACATTAGGTTTTACAGTGATACCATTGCCCTCAATAGTATCTGCACTTAACAAGGATGCAGAGATATATTTCCCTGCAAATTCACCTGCGTAAGTAGTAGTAATGCTAGTTGCCATAACTATCTATTTATTTTTTTTTTGTTAATTACTATTTCAAATTGGTTAATCTATAAACCAATGGGTATTCTCTTTCTAGATCATCCCAATCGCCTTGCAAGGATCTCATAAAATCTAGCTCTCTCCTCGCTTCATCAATCTCATCATAAATCTCCTCTGCATCAATGCCTAGATCGGATGCGCTTTTTTCAATCACTTCAATCGCTTGTTCTAGATCGTTTGCAAAATCCTCTAGGGCATTTGCCTCACTATTTACAATGATGTTATCTACCTGCATCTGGATCTCATAGCACTTATCCTCCATCTCTGGCATTAACTCTTGGATAATGTAAGATGCCTCACTCATTGCAGTTTCACTGTAACCTCGTACATTTTCAATCTCTTGAATTGCGTTGAGTTTTACATTGCGCTTGTTAGAGCTTAGGTTAATACCCTTTTTACCTTTGGACAGTTCTGCCCAGATCTTTTCTACTTTTTTCATATTATCTTAACTCTAAACCATGAATACCAAACTCACTCGTACTATACTCATCCTCTAGGTTGCTAATAGCATCCTCCATCGCTGAGATGTTCTCTGCCAACTCATCATAAGATGGTAGCATATCAGATGGATCTAGACCTAGATCTTTGGCTGACTGTTCTACCTTTTCAAGTGTCTCATAAGCCACCTCTACAAGTTTATCGTACATGGCAATTCTCATACCGCCAAACAGTTCTTGCGCTCTTTCTAGAGCCTCTTGGTACTCGTAATTTACCTGCGCTAATTCATCAAAATTACCCTCAATTTCGCTAATGCCCTCACTGAGAGATCTTGATAGCTCTCGCATATCATCTGCTACACTGAGCTTTACATTTTTACCTTTAGCAGTTTTGCTAAGGTTGGCATGTCTGCCATTTTTTTTGTCTAGTTCCTCCCAGACCTTAGCAATTCTATTCATGTTACTGTGCTA